CTGGTGACAACTTTACTGACCTTGGCTTCCGTGAGGCTATCAAGCTGATGGACGATGCTGACGTACCTATGGACGGACGAGTTCTCGTAATTCCTCCTGCTGTTCGTAAGTCAATCATGGGCATTGATCGTTACGTGTCTTCTGACTTTGTTGGAGGCCGTGGCGTTGAGTCAGGTCTGATTGGTAATCTGTACGGTGTAGACATCTACGTGTCTAGCAACGCTCCTGTACTGGAAGTTGCCGCTCAAAACACTGCTTCTACCGCTGATACTCGTGGTTGCTTGTTCTTCCACAAGGATGCTTTGGTAATGGCAGAGCAACTGGCTGTACGTTCTCAGACACAGTACAAGCAGGAATACCTGTCTACGCTGTTTACGTCTGACACGCTGTACGGTGTTGAGACTTACCGTCCCGAAGCAGGATTCATCCTCGCTGTCTGCGACGAGTAAGCTACTCTCTCTGGGGGTCTTCATGGCCCCCTTTTACTTAAACGTCTTGATGACAGGGCGGTTAACTAAAAGATACTACGGATAGGGAAGCCTTATGTCCAACTACACAAAGTCAACAAACTTTACTGCTAAGGACTCTTTGCCTACAGGTGACACTAACAAGGTTATCCGTGGCTCAGAGTTCGACACAGAATTTAATGCTATTTCTGTAGCTGTTGCTACTAAGTCAGACCTAGCTGGTCCTACGTTTACTGGTACAGCTACCTTTGCTGATCTGACAGGCACAGGTACGATTAACTTTACTGGTGCTACAGTATCTAACTTAGGTACTGTAACTACTGTTGACATCAACGGTGGCACTATCGACGGTGTAACCATTGGTGGTTCGTCGGCTGGCGCTGGTACGTTTAGCTCACTCACTGCTACGACAGCAGACATAAACGGCGGTACTGTAGACGGAGTTACTATTGGTGGCTCTAGTGCTGGCGCTGGTACGTTTAGCTCTCTTGTCGCTACGACAGCAGACATCAACGCAGGAACGGTAGACAACACGGTTATCGGTGGAACTACTCCTGCGGCTGGTACATTTAGTTCTCTTACAGCGACCACAGCCAACATTGACGGTGGTTCTATTGATGGTGCTGTGATTGGTGGGTCTACTCCTGCCGCTGTCTCTGGTACTACAGGTACGTTCTCAGGCGCTGTGTCAGGCACTACGGGTACGTTTTCTGGTGCTGTCACAGGATTTAACCTCAACGTATCTAACTGGGATACAGCTTATGGCTGGGGCGACCACAGCACACAAGGTTACTTGACTAGCGTTACGTTTTCTGACATTGACGCTGGCGCAGTTACAACCTCTGGCGAAACCTTTGCTAACAGCGATACCCAGATTCCAACTAACGCCGCTGTGCGTAACTGGGTGTTGACTGCGTATCCTACTATTGTAGAAAACAACGACCTTACCGCTAACGTAACGTGGGCTACTGTGCCTGATGCGTACATTAGTGCTTCATCTGTTAACCAGCACGTATCCGTAGAAAAAGCTACGCAGAGCAAGACGTACACGCTTAACGAAACGTCTACGCTTACGTTGTCCTCGTCTATTACCTCTGGTGTGCCTGTTGTATCTGTAACCAAAGAGGTTCCACAGACAGGTGTTACTAACAACGATTGGGACGTAAACTCAAGCACTGAAAACTACACAAGGCTTAATAGTGCTACGGCAACAACGCTTACTCCTTCTGCTGTTGGGGATGGTACGTTTACATTAGGCACTGGTTCTTTTACTTCCGCTGATGTTGGAAAAACTATTGAAGGAAACGGCGGTGTAGCAATACTGACTGCTACAGATGGTAGTTACATAACTACAACTAACTTTACAGATACAAGCACCATAGCTTCAGGCTCTTGGGAAATGTACGCTGTTGTGTACAACACGACTGATGGTGACTTAGAGCTTAGTAAATTTATAGAAAATTTTGACGTTAGTACTGCTACTTACAATTCTGTTAGTTTTTCTGTAGCTTCTCAAGACAGTGCGCCAAAAAATATAGCTTTTAATACTGATGGAACTAAGATGTTTGTTGTTGGCTCAACAACCACCGACGTATACGAATATACGTTAAGCACAGGATTTGACCTAAGCACGGCTTCATATTCTCAAAGCTTTGATGTAAATTCCCAAGAAACCGCCCCGCAAGGCATAGCTTTTAACCCCGACGGCACAAAAATGTTTATATGCGGGTATAACGGAATTGAAGTAAATTCATACAGTCTTTCAACAGGTTTTGATATATCAACAGCATCTTTTGTTACTAACTTTAGCGTGGCGTCTCAAGAAATATACCCTTACGGAGTAGAATTTAATAACGACGGTACAAAAATGTTTATTTCTGGAAATGAAGGTTTAGATATAAGCGAATACGCATTAAGTACAGGTTTTGATATTTCTACAGCCTCTTATACCCAAAGATTTTCTGTATCTGCTCAAGAAACTAGTGTAACTTCAGTACGTTTTAATAATGATGGAACTAAGATGTTTGTTGCTGGTGCATCCTCTGATAGTGTGCACGAATACAATTTGTCTACGGGTTTTGATGTTTCTACAGCATCTTATTCTCAAAGTTTTGATGCGTCTTCTTTTGATACTCAAATTAGTGCAGTAGCTTTTAATAACGATGGCTCTAAAATGTATCTTACTGGCTCTAATGCCGATGTTATATTTGAATTTACACTAGGATCAACATATATTCCTTCAGGCTACCACGCTGTTCATACAACAACTTCAACAGACTCTCAGTACTGGACTGACGTTAACTCTATGACGGCTGACGAAGCCGCTGGAGATGGCGCTATTTACTACGCCGTGTCTACTGACGACAGGACTACGTGGAAGATTGCAAGGGGTACTGACGGCGAACGGTCTATTGTCCGTAACAATGCAGGGACTTGGCAGTACAACTCCAACGGTACTTACGGCTCTACAACCTGGACTAACGGCACGACTAACACAGAGTTAGCTACGTTGCAGGAAGCTATGGAAGGTGCGGAAGCGGGTTATGGTCTTTCTGATGCCAGCTACGACTCCGTTAGCTTTTCTGTTGCAAGTCAAGATACAACTCCAGAAGAAGTTTTGTTTAACCCAAGCGGAACCAAGATGTACATACTTGGGTCAAGTAACGACACTGTTTTTGAATATGACCTGACTACTGCGTTTGATATTACCACTGCTTCGTATCAAAGAAGCAAGTCAGTAACAACTGAAGATATATACCCCACAGGTATGGCATTTAATTCCGACGGAACCAAAATGTACATATTAGGTAATGTTAACGACAGCGTTTTTCAGTATTCATTATCTACAGCTTACGATGTAAGCACGGCGTCATACGACTCTGTAAGTTTTAGTGTTACTAGTCAAGATACTCAGCCTTATGGACTCGCCTTTAATACTGACGGAACCAAAATGTTTGTTGGCGGCAACACTGGTGATGACGTAAATGAGTATTCGTTATCCACTGGATTTGACATATCAACGGCGTCTTATACGCAGAATTTTTCTATTGCATCTCAAGAAGCCAATATCCGACACGTTTCATTCAAGCCCGACGGAACTAGAATGTATATTGTTGGACTAGCAGACGACGTTTATGAATACAAATTAACCACAGCATTTGATTTAAGCACAGCTTCGTTTTTTCAAACTTTTGCAATGAATACTGAAGATACAAGCACACATGGCATTACTTTCAATTCTGACGGAACCAAGATGTTTATGGTTGGTCAGAGCCAAGATAAAGTTTTTCAGTATTCGACGCCTGTTTACATCAACCGAATGGACAAAACCCAGCTAGACGCTGTACCTGATGCTAACCACTTTACCCTTGGCAACGACCTAGACCTAGCTATTATCTTTAATCTGTCTAGTGGTACTACTGTGCCCAGCAGTGACGGTGTAGCTATTAACTTTGATGCTAACTCGTTAAACCAAGGTGCTATCTTAGGTACTGACTACAACTGGGATTTCCCTGCGGCTAACAAAGTTAGGATTACATCTTTAGCCGCTCAAAACCTTAAAGTTAGAGTTCTTTAATGTGGATCCGCTGTCACTTGTTGCAATGGCGTCTACTGCGTTCAAGGGTATAGAAGTTCTTGTATCCAGAGGCGCTGAGATTGAACACGTAGCTCAAAAGTTAGGGCACTGGTACAGCTTTGTTTCTGACTTACGTGAAGCAGAGAA